GTCCGAGAAAGACAAGGATCTCCCCAATGACTCCATTCAAGAAAAACCCAGGCCGAAGCCCGGTTCCATCGCCGTCTGCATAGGCGCCAACAAGCAGGCGGTCCGTGTTCGAGAAATTAGCCGTATTGACAAACGTGTTCGAGGATCGCCGGGTCCCGTTTTGAGTGAGGGAGACTGTACTTCTATCCCACGACCCTTGCAACAGCTGTGTCGTTGTCGTTGTATCCGCGACGTCAGCTTTCGCCCAGGCAGGGTCGGCATCGACAAACCAAGTGAGCCCGCCGTCTGACGCGAATCGGTAGAGTGCCCATCGCCCGAAAAACCAGCGAGAGCTTGATTTTCCGATGATTGCACCATCTCCTGTGAACCGCGTGACCGCAAAGACAGAGACCGCCGATGTCCCAAGGTTGAGCACATTTCCAAAGGTAATGTACTGCGAGGACCCGTTGAACTGGACTGCAGAGAGTCCGTTGATGCTATTGGACTGGAGAACGGGCGAATTAACGGCCGTTCCGATGTATCCACTGCCGCTCTTGTCTCGCCATTGGGTCACATTGCTTCCCGAGAGGGTGAAGGTGGTGGAATCCGTGGCATCCAGCCAGAGCTTACACCCCCCCACGACCGCGGGTGTGATCGAGGTCTGAGGGCCAGAGAGATAGGGATGTCCCGTTGGCAAGGTGGCGCTCAGGCCCCACTTCCAGGCCAGGTAGCCCTCGACGGCTTGCCGCTGATCTGTCGACAGTTCGAAATTGTAGGCCAGGACTTCACACACCGTGCCCCTCCACACATACCCTCCCCCGCTCTTTCGCCCGATGCTGTACATGAAATAGTTGAACGCCCCGGTCGCTCCTCCCGACGCATTCGAACTTCCATTGATATACTGGACATTGCCCCTCGGGGTGAACACCACGGACCCCACGAACGAAAACGGCGGTGTATATGTGCTCCCCGATGCGAGCCCGGATCGCTCGAAGACAATCGCATTGCTTGCTCCGCGCTCAAATGCGACGGCATTCGAGACGCTTCCGGAGTCATCGTTTACATCGCCAAATGCGAGCAAGCGGCCGTAATTGTCAGGCGTCGTTGCGGAGGCGACGACAAATGCAGTCAAGGTCCTCGTCGTATTCAGGGCCGTTGCGTTGCTGAACGAGAAGGACTCCGCTCCACTCAGAGCGATCCCCTGGAGCGAATTGAACGCCTGCCGGGTGGTGGATCCGAGTCCGGTTGCGTGGTACCCGTTCCCGGATTTGTCTCGCCACTGGGTCACATTGCTTCCCGTGAGGGTCAGCGTGGATGAGTCGTCTGCGTCGAGCCAGAGCGAATATCCAGGCACGGTTGGGAGGGAGATGGAGGGGGTCTGGGGGGCAGAGAGATAGGGATGCGCCGTGGGGAAGGATCCGAGAAGGCCCCACTTCGCGGCTAGATAGCTCTCGATCTGCTGGCGCTGGGTTGTGGTCAGTGTGTTGGAGAACATGAGGAGTTCGGATAAATAGAAGCGGCCGTAAATTGTCGCACCGGACGGGGGTCCATCCCCTCCAAGGAAAAGCGTGCTCGGAGTGATTGTATTGGCCGCAATGGTTCCCGAGGATACCGAGGTACTGCCGTTGATGGAATACCTCGTGTTTGCCCCGCCCCCTGTGAACTCTATGAAGGACACATACGGTGCTCCATAGGTGAGTGCAATCCGATTGTTGTTGTTTCCGACATATGTGACGTAGGGCTGAATATCCGGGGTAGCATTCCACCCGCGGACCCCTGGGGCTCTGTCTCCGGTTCCATTCCAGGCCCACGACCAGAAGATGTTGTTGACCGGTGAGAAGGCGATGGGAGTGAAGACCTTGACTACAGTGACATCGGAGGAGAACGGCACAGTCCCCGACATCCACGCATTCGAAGACGCCCCATCGCTATTGAAATAGACAACGGGGCTCCCATTCACGGTGACCCGAGTCAACCGATCGGCCGTCCCACCTCGTGTGAAATTCCGTCCGTTCCCACTCTTGTCGGCCCAGGTCGTGACATTGCTGCCCGAGAGTGTGAAGGAGGAGGCATCGGCTGCGTCGAGCCAAAGCGTACACCCAGGCACGGTTGGAGGGGAGACAGAGGAGATCTGGAGGCTAGAGAGAGAGGGATGGTTGGATGGCAAGGACGCGAACAGCCCCCACTTCGCGGCCAGGTAGCCTTCCACCTGCTGACGCTGCTCTGTGGTGAGGGCTGCGTCGAAGAAAATCAGTTCAGACAGTTCTCCATTCCACGGTTCACCTCCGGTCGTATAGGCCCCGATGGTGAGGGTGGTTCCCGTCGGGGGTCCCGCCCCGGGCGTCCCTGTCAGCGTTGTACCACTCCCGTTTCTCCAGAGCGCTGTACTTGTCCCATTGAAGGCGACCGTATACATGCGCAGACCCGTCTGCGGGGTCACGCTCGCGAACAACCCGGTAGGGCCTCCGTCATACAAAAAGATGTCATTGTTAGGTCCAACTGGGACATGGATGTTTCCGTACTCGTTTCCGTTCATCGTAACCAAGCGTGAGTTCGTCGTCGTGTTCGATGTGGAATAGACCAGAAACATCGTGGTCTGCGTTGTCGGCGTATAGGTCCCCTGGAATCGTCCCGACGAATTGAAGCGGACTTGGTTTGAGACATAGGTTGGAGGTGTGCCGGTAAGCGAGAGCGTGGTCCTCCCGATCTTGTCCCTCCAGGCCGTCACATTGCTTCCCGAGAGGGTCATCGTGCTGGGATCCGCAGCATCCAACCAGAGCGAACATCTAGAGATGCTCGCGGGTGTGAATCCACTCGGGGCGGCGGTCAGATAGGCGTGCCGCTGGGGGAACAGAGCTGTCCGAAGCCCCCACTTTTCAGCCAGGTATCCCTCGATCTGCTGGCGCTGGGTCGTGGTCATGAGTGTGTTAAAGGCAAGGACTTCGCACACCACTCCGTCCCACGCCTCAAGCCCTCCTCCAGATGCATTCTGTCCAACTCCGTACATCGTGTAATTAAAGGTGGAGTCCACATAGGTAAGACTTGCGTTGCTTTGCCCGTTGATATATTGCGTTGCACTTGTGGGTCCAAGGACAACGGATCCCAGAAAGAGAACATTGGAGGTGATCGAGACCGCCAACGACCCTTGACCACTCGCTCGCTCCATCGCAACCTGATAGTTGCTGTCGGCCGCGACAAACACAGCACCCCCAGACCGGGTTGCATGATCGCCGCTTCCCGCAACTGTAAATCCAAGCAACCGCCCGTAGCGTCCATAGACTTCAGACCGAGACCCAACGACGAAGGCGGTGAGAGTCTGCGTTGTGTTCATGGGGTCGACATTGCTGTATCCAAACGCACCCGATCCTGAGAGACGAATTCCCCGATAGGCCGCATTGCACAACGATTGGACGGTGGGGCTTCCATACGGGACGGCGTGATAGCCGTTCCCCGACTTATCCCTCCAGGCTGTCACATTGCTTCCTGAGAGCGTCAAGGTCGACGCGTCGGCTGCGTCGAGCCAGAGCGAACATCCAAAGGGAGCGGTCGCGAGTGTAACTCCCGTGGGAGGCCCGTAGCGAAACGGGTGGGCCAGCGGGCCCTGCATGTACCCGCGGTGTCCCCACTTGGTCGCAAGGTAGTTCTCGACGAGCTGGCGCTGTGGGCTCGAGAGCGCATTCGAGAAGATGAGAACCTCCGAGATGTTGCCGATATAGTTCCCTGACGCAACGGGTCCGGGAATGAAGACGTTCGAATTGCCGACAGTGGAGAGGGGCGCTGCGGTCGACCCCCCAATGTTCGGATTCACCGATCGGACTCCATTGAGATATTGGTTCCAATAGGGAGCCACCGGGCGAATGGTGATGGATTCGACAAGCGGATTCGTTTGGACGTTATAGTGCCAATTGCCAGTACTTCCGCCGTTGTACTGCCCAATCTGATAGGTATTGAAGTCCGTCCGGAAGATCGAATAGATGGCTGCATCCGCCGAGCCTGCCGTGAAGACCGTATTGCCCTGCCCTGTACCCGTGATCTGATGGACTAGAAACACCGTGAAGGAATTCGTGAGAACCGCTGCGGTCGAGGTTGTCATGTACTGGCCGTTGGTGAACTGGATCGTGGGGCGTCCATTGAACCCGGTCGCAGAATAGGTGCCCGCCGAGTTCACAGTCAGAGGACGACGGTTGCCCGACTTATCCGCCCACCCCGTCACGGTGTTGGAGCTTGAGAGCGTGAGGGTCGAGCGGTCTCCGGCATCCAGCCACAGCGCGCATCCAGGGGCGTCGGTTGGAAAGAAGTCCCGCAAGAACGGTCGTGTCCGTGTGTACGGATGCGTGGGAATCAAATGCGGTGGGGCCCGCATCGGGATGTTCCATTTGGACGCCAAGTACGACTCCACCTGAAGACGCTGGGCCTCGGTGTGGGCCGCGTAGAAGATCAGAAACTCACCGATGGTTCCCACAAAGGAGTCGACCGCCGATCCGTAATCCGGGTTGGTATTCTTGCCAATTCCCATGCGGTCAAAGATCAGCGTGTTCGTCGTGTTGATCGACCCGGCACTGTACCCATTCGCCCACAGCGAGGCCGTCGTGCCAGTAAAGACAACCGACATGAGACACGGGTTCCCGACGGTGCCGAGAGCAGTCCCGCCGTCCAGGATACTCCCTGCATGCTGAAATCTGAGGGTTCCATCTCCGACTCGGAACAGCGTCCACAACGACGAGGAGCTGTAGTCATTGTTCGTGCCCCCGTCCGAGATTCGACCGACCGTAAACAGGCGGGCATTGTTCTGGGCGCCGGAGCCGGTGGTCACAAGGCCGTAGATGGACATCGTCGTCGTATTGGCGGCATTCGACATCGGAGAGATCTTGAACCCTGAATTGACATCCAGCTGCACACCCGGGACTCCGTTGACTGCATTGGACACATAGACCGGCGTTCCAATGTTGGAGGTCACATTGCTCCCCGCCTTGTCGCGCCACTGTGTAATGTTGCTCCCCGAAAGCGTAAAGCTTGTCCGATCGGCTCCGTCAAACCAGACCGCGCAACTGGGCAGGGAGGTGAGCGGAGAGAAGGTGGTTCCAAGCGCAGGAGCAATCCCCCACTTCCAGGCCAGATAGCCCTCGACGGCCTGCCGCTGGGCCGGAGCCAGCGCATCGTTGTAGATGATGACCTCTCCGATCATCCCGTTGTAGACCTCCGTCGTGAGGATCACCTGATTGCCAAGTTGGTACCGAGAACTCGAGAACGGCAACCCTCCACTGACCACCGTGGGGGTAATCTCGCCGGGAACTCCATTCAGAAAGAAGGAGTGCGTCGTCCCGTCGTAATTCCAGGAGATGATGTAGGTGTTCGACGCGTTCATTCGGCCGGCAGGAATGATGCCGCCGCCTCGATACATGCGGATCTCAGCCTGCTGCTGCTGAACGCCGATCAGAAACCGAAGTGTCGAATTGTAATCGCCCTGGCCCGTATCCGCCGCACTGAAGATGCGCTGATCGCTGTTCCGGCCAAGTCCAGTCTGGAGCGGCCGCGCGAGGATGAACCCTGCAACCCCCGTGTTGCTGAGGGTGAGCGGCCCGCCAATGCTCGGGGCGTTCGAGAAGTAGACGCCGGGACGCCCGTTGATCGCCGTGTTCGACAGAACGGGAGACCCTCCAGAGACAGAGGTTGCATGGTTCGACAGGGGAGACTTATCGTACCAGGCCGTTACGTTACTTCCGGTGAGGGCAAAGTTGGAGGTCGCGGTCGCATCCAACCACAGAGAACACCCGCCGAAGTTCAGCGGAGAGAAGCCGGAGACCGGCTGCGCGTGCTTCCCGACCGATGACATTGTTCTTCTTAGAAGAGGAGAATTGTATTGGAGGTAGCGCCTGAGATCGCAAGCGTCTGGGTGTTGGCCGGCGGGATCACAAGCGGGCTTGTGAGCGAGAGCGTGTTCGTCAGCGTGATGGAGAGGTACGACGAGGTTGCATTGCGCAGGGCCCAGTAGTTTCCACCCGCCGAGGTGGCCGTCGTGGAGGGAAGCGAGACGGCATTGAAGCCCGGATTCGTGAGATAGAAGAAGGTGTTGTAGTTACTCGACGACAGAGTCTGCGAGGTTCCGGTCACCTCCGAGATCGCAATGGGCGAGACCCCTCCAGGCGCACCCGTAACCCCCAATCCGGTTGAGCCCGTGGGTCCCGTGAAGCCAACTGCGCCGGTCGGGCCTGTGCCCAGAGGACCCGTCATGCCAACCGCTCCCGTGGTTCCGGTCGCGCCCGTGTTGGTGGCAAACCCGGGCACACCCTGAATCCCCTGAAAGCCCTGCGGCCCCTGAAGTCCTTGGGCCCCTTGAATTCCGGTGGGGCCCGGAATGCCCTGTGCGCCCTGGATTCCTTGAAGCCCCTGCGGACCTTGCGCGCCTGTACTCATTGTTAAAGACGGTTGAAAATTCTAGAACCGATTTCGCTCGCTAGAACAAATGACATCCTCACACGACGACGCCGAGCTTGCCATGCAGCTGTTGCGAGAGCACCGGACCCGGTTGTTAGCCGCCTCGGACTACTCGATGGCTCCGGACTATCCGCATCCAAGCCCCGATGTGGTGGCCGCTTGGGTGACCTACCGACAGCTGCTGCGAGATCTCCCGTCTGTGTCGACTCCCTCCCTCAACGCCGATCGCACGCTCCGGCTGGACAGTGTCCAGATTCCACCCCCGCCGTCGTAGCCCATCGCGAGTCCACCCCCGGGGGATCTTCGTCTCGAAGTTTTCAGCGCGTAACACAAATGGATCTTTCGAGCACCGTCGTTTCCCTCGAGGACCTCTCCGGAGGGACGCCGCCCCCGCCTCAGATTCTCCTGACCGAGCTCTTGGACCAGGTGTCTGTCCTTCAGCAGCAGGAAGCCAGTGATCGGGCCCTTCTGGCCGCCCTGAGCGTCCCCGCCCTGGCCGACATCCGGGCCAAGATGACCACCTGGGTCGCGGGTGGACTGCAGGGATCCTGTGACCTCGTTCGCATCGGTCTGGCACCACCCAACGTCTGTAGCGATGGTGTCAGTCGAAATCTGTACGAGTACATTGTGTTTCTCTCGGGGAAGACGCTGGTCGAGCATCTCGGAGCCTTCCAGGATCTGCTTCCCGAATTTGAAGTGGGCTATCGCTGCTCCCGCGTCGAGATTCTCGTCTGCGTGGTGCGGCTCAAGGCTTAAGCATGCGAAACGGGTGACCGCCCGGAAGACTGCCTTGAAGGCCCCACTTCCAGGCCAGATAGCCTTCCAGTTGCTGACGCTGGGGTTGTGTTACATTCGAGTTGTAGCAAATGACTTCGGATAGATGTCCGAGAAACCTCTCCTCCAGACCCCCTCCCGGATTTGCTCCGATGATTACTCCATTCGTCCCGATCCCTCCAGTATTCCCTGCTAACGTTGAAAAGGTTCCACCGTTGACTGAAACTGCACTTGTATTGGAAGAGAGTTCACTTGTTCCAAACAGATAGGTAACAAGTTGTGGACTTAAGGTGCCTGTTGCGATCGGTGCTGTAACCGTTGTACTTCCAGCAATCCCCAAGATATTAGAGGTGGAGCTATGCGTTCCTAAATATCCATCCGGGTACCCAGAACCAGAGATAAGAATCCGTTGCCAACTAGTTGAAGTTGATGTAAGATGCACAACTAAAAACCAGGCAAACTGACGATTGGGTGCTAAGGACCAGCCTGATGATGTCAGAACATTATTACTAAACGAGACAGTTGGGCGCGAGTTAAATCCAGTCGCATTGTAGGTTGGATTTGAAGTTGTTCCAACAGCATTTCGGCCGTTCCCGCTCTTATCGGCCCACGCAGTCACGTTACTTCCAGACAGGGTCAGCGTCGGTCGATCTGCGGCATCTAACCAGAGGGCACATCCCGGGATCGCTCGAGGCGTAAATCCAGCGGTCAGCGGCGGG